AGTCTCTGGCCATGTCAGGTTCATCGTTACTGCGGCAACAACAACACCGTGAACTGCTAAGTTACCAACTTCGCTAAACATTCCGTAGGAGATATCAGTAGTCAATGTAGTCATTTTATTTCCTTAAATCAAATCAACTTGAACTTGCGTACCAACTTGCGAGGTATTGTAACTTGTCATACCAACACCTGTGGGAACTAACGCACCATCTTTTTGCGCCATGTAACGCATGTAAGACAAACGGAGCAAAGCATCATTAGCCGCTTGTGAATGGGTGTATGTAGCAAACACACTTGACACACCAGCAACGGTGGTGTAGACACCAATTCCGTCAAACATCACACGAATTTTTTGTGAATTCTTGAAGCCCTGAATGTAAGTCTTAGTACGCATATCAAATTTCCTCTTTGTTTCTCAATCTCTAGACTCTAGTATAACAGAATCGGTATACTTGTCAACAACTATTTTCGATTCTGTTGTTTTTATACAACTGAATACTTTGGTATTCACATTGCTCCAGTCCAGCGAACGTTCTGGAAAGTCCGTGCCATCGTGTTACCACGGGCAAAATTTCTAGCAGGACCAGCCCAACCAGCGGCTTTCAAAATGTCGCCTTTAGTGAACTTGCCCATGTCACGGAGACACACAAAGGAATGAACGGAACGACCGCTACCTTTGCGACCAGTAATTACTTTGATATAATTACGACCAACTTCATAGGACAAGGAATCACAAAAATCTTGTGCCATTTGTTTTTGGATTTCAGTAGGGGTTGCACCTTGCCACTTGATGTAGTCAGCCTTGATGCATTCGAGGTATTCGTTAAATCCGTCAATCATTTTCATTTCCTTTATCAATTAACCGAGAGTCTTCACAGAACCACTAACAGCGGCACCGAACAAAACCATCACTACAAACAAACCCATCAAAATTGTCAAAACTGTAAGCATTTAAATCTCCTATTAATCTCACTCACTACAGAATCTATTATACAGGTACTGGTAGGCAAGTCAACGGTTATTTTGGCTTTGTGCAAAAATACAACACTTTGTTGCAAAAAAACAACAAAAAAGCCGTCTAGGACGGCTTGGAAATGGGTATTAGTACTTCGGTATTCAATCTTCGGACTCTAGTTCCTCGTTTTGCGGCAACTCTTCGCCTCGTTCTAATCGATGGGTATCGCACAATGTTGAAATCCATCCGTAGTTATTTGAACGACCAGGACTGCCACACACTTCACATGTACGATATGACATGGACTCAGCCATGCGAATCATTCCACTAACCTCTCCATCATATCCATTTGTATAGAATCGCAATCCGCCAAACTTTTCTTTCACTTGGCTTGCTGTGATGTATGGCATAGGTGGTGGAACTTCTTTGAATTTTGCTTTTACAATTGCATCGTTAGCATGTTCAATTCCCCACTCGTCTGGTTCTGTTTTACCACCAAACGTAAAATGCATCTGAAGTGGTCGTGTGTCTCCAGCCAATGCACGTTTCAACGCACGATTGAATTTCAATGTTCTCGCACGATAATTGCGTTTATTGGTAACGTGACTTTGAATGTTCCCACACAATGCATCAATGATGTTGTACCAACCATCACCACAATTGAAACCCCAACACATAGCAGTATGCGTCATTGGTGCATGACGATACTTGAAAATCTTTGGGTACTTTGCACACAATGCTTCATCAAATTCTTTTTTCATAACTTATCCAAAATGTTGTGCCAAACTAGGCGAACTCATCACACGATTTGAAATTGAATCTTTCTTACGATTTGGCTTATACTGTTCATCTAAATTCAACAACGGTGGTTGACCGAATTGTTTAGTGTACAAGAAAACGTGTTCAGACTCGACAAGACTAATGAATGCACGAATAGAATAATCATCCATGTTTTCATCAGGAATTGAAATGCTTACGAATCTTTGTTTCTGTGGTTGTAGAAGTGGATTGTAATGTTCAAAGAACATCTTAGACTTCTTACTTGTTGGTGTTGGCTTTGACAGATACTTGTTGTGAATCAGAAGTCGCTTCTGCAAGTATGTGACATAAGTGCCACCTTTGGGTGTACGATTTTTCTTATCGAAATATCTTCCACAAGACATGCCAATGTAGAACGTATCTTCCAATTGAAATGGGAGTACATTGTTCTTAGGCATTTTATCTACGAATGCGAAAGAATAGACAGCAAAGTCAATGTTTTTGCTCACTTCATAGGCATCTTTCCATGTGAACCAACCTAGATGCTTTCCGTTTTCATTATATAAGTACATGTTATTTTACTTTATCAAATTCTTCAAATTCGTCCCAATCATCTTCTTTAAGATTTTTTGGGTCGATAAATTTTGTTTGGTGTTTGAATTTGTCTTTTTGTTTTTTAGACTCGTTCAATTTCGGTTTCCTTGCTCGACCTTCGTCTTCATAGAAGTCACGGAAACTAGTATACTTTTTAGTCTTGGCCATTTTGTTACTCTGATTCTCCCTGCAAGATTTCAGGCAACGCTTCTTCAATAAGTTTTCTAGTGATGCCCTTATACGTAAGTTTTTTATCCTTCATCATCAAAACAAGTTTAGCTTCTTCTGGAGAAACTGTTTCAAGAACCTCAATAAAAATTGATTCACGCTTGATAGGATTCAATGTACTTCCCTTTAAGAAATACTGAAACTTTCTCAATTCTTTTGGTAGACGATTGTGTCCCCAATTACCTGGAGTTTCCATAGGTTTATATGGGGGTGCGCCAACAGGCAAATCAAATACAATGTTTTTGTGAAACGTATAGTGCAACACCGTTTTCAATTCTGGTGTCAAGTTTGCAATCTGCTTTAGTGAACTTGCTCTTTTAGCCGCTGGTAATTCAGCAACATGTTGTAGCAACTCGGGCAAAGTCATCTTACTAATATCAATAGCCATTTTAAAATTCCTGTATATGTTCCAACAACTGCTTCATGCGGTTTTGGATAAAATAGTTAAGTAGTTTTTCCCTACCACGTTTAGGGGTATTTTCATAAGCCTCAAGAATCTTCTCTTGATACTCAGTCGGAATCTTAGACAGGTCAATCAGCAATTCGTTTCGCTTGTAATTTCTCAGCATCACTTCATCACAAAAAGACTCAGGTTCTTCTTCTAACCACTTATTTAGCTTTTTCTCAGTTACAGGTTTTTGTCGTGCTTCTACGACAAATGTATCATCGGAAGACAGAAAGTTAGGGATTCCATCGCTTCTATCGCCTTTGATAATGTGTTCTTTCAAGAATGCCTCTGGCGTATTGGTACGCAAGAACTTCTTACCCATTGGGCTATACTGTTCTACATTAGCGAACTTCTGCAATTGCATAAAGTCTTTGTCGCTAGATAGAATCAGAATCTTTTCGGTTGTGCTGTTCTTAAGCGGAACACCGAACTTGTGCGCCAATGTTGCGATAACATCATCGGCTTCAGTCTTGTCAACTTGAATCACTTTGTACGGAAAGTATTCTTTGATTTCGTCACGCACTTTGTTTAGCGTTTCGAAAATCATATTCCAATCAAACGGAGATGCCTCTCTATCTTTCTTACGGCTAGCTTTGTAGTAAGGAAAGTAGTCTCTGCGCCAGTACTTCTTATCATCGCAACAGATAACAATGTCGCCATAATCATCTTTGAATTTGACATTGTACATTCGAATGCTATTCAGCACCATGTGGCGAATAAGGTTCTCATCAATTGGGTTTGATGCATTCGAATTTATTTGCATCATCAAGTTTGAAATCATTACTTGATTCAAATCAATTAAAATCATTTTAAGTTATCCAGTTATTACTCTAACAACAATTGTATCAGAGTTGATGCGTCCTGTCAATTCGGAAGGCTTGGTAGTCAATCCGTCTAACAGTTTTTTCAACACAATCTTACCACCATCAAGTACTTGCTTAACAGTCACTTCGGGCTTACGCAAACGTTTACCAATGGACGTTTCAGTATTGAAGTTTTGAATTGTTGTACCTTTGATTGTCAGTCCCTTTGCATTGTCGCAATTGTACATGCCAAGCAATTTTGTTTTGGTATTGTACAGCCACACTTGATTTGCACCAATAATCTTTTCTGGTAGAACACTTTTCAGATTCAACTCGGCAAAATCTTTCATGTATTGCACTTTAGCGGCAATCACACTTGCAGGTTTCTCTTTTACTTTACGTGCTTTACGGGTAGGTTTCTTTTCTGCACCACGATTTGTTTCAGCAACAATCGTATCATAGAACTCTTTTACTTTACGCAATTGAACTTTACTGAAATTAGAATAACCTTCTTTGATATCAGCATCGGAAGTATTCATCACTTCTTCGAATTCTTTAGAACGTTTGATGAACACTTCACACATACGCTTTTGCACAACGGCAGATAATTCTTTACCTTTCAGATATGATTGCATATCTGGTGCAGACTTACAGCCGCCTGCAATAAAGTCATCAACAAGACCTTCGATTTCACCAACTTCTTCTGAAGCCTTTTCACGAATTCTATCTTGAATGTTAACGACTGGTGCGGTTGATGCAACTACAGGTGCTTTTGATTTTTTGGTTTTCTTTGCATTCTCTATTGCAGTCTTAAATTCTTTGACAAAGAATTTTTTGAATGATTCGGATGGTTCGTAACCCATACACATCATACGTGCTACCCAACCAAGTTGTACTGGAATAGATGCGTCACTTGATGCGACTAAAGAAATTTCTTCCTTTGGTCTATCAATGCTAGCCATGTATTCGACAACAAACGTTTTTGCTTGCTTGTTGTCACAAAAATAATTATACCAATTCAATGCACGAATTTCTTCGCTTCTAAGATTTGTCATCTCGGCTTGATTGGTCCAAGAAGGTTCCATGCCATATGCTTTTGCATCGGCACCAGGATTAATCTTGGAAAATTTCATAGTTTATTCACCCAATGTAAATGATACAGATTTAATAGAATCGTAACGGAATGAACGCCATTCGTTTTTCTCCAAGTCAACTACAGAGATAGACTCATCAGTTGAAGTGGTGCGAACACGTTCGGTTTTCTTTTCGTATGTTGGAATTGCAGACTCTTGCAATGTGCATTTCATGGTACGCATTGTGCCGTCTTTCTTTAGAAAGTCAACAGTCACAGGTCCGTACTTGAGGTGGCTAACAAGCCAATCACGAAATACTTTTTGCTCTTTTGGTGTAGTTGTCGAATAATTAAAAGTTGTCATATCAAAGTTCTCCATGTTAAAAATATCGTTTGCTCAATGTCTCTAGTATACTCATAACTTGCTCGGCTGTCAAGTCCGTGTCTTCTACTCGTTCTTCCAATGGCAAAATATCCCAATTGTCATTCTCTACGTCATACCAAACATAGATACAAACTTCTTCTTTCG